GTATCTTCTACATTAGAGGAGTTTGCCGGATCCCGGTAGGCAGTATGCCATTCGCCTTCTTTAGTCTTCTCTTTGTCGGATGGGTTTATTTTTAAGTAATTTAATATCGCTTGGTTAAATTCAGGTTTAATTATACCAAAATCAGGGTCAAATTGCCTTGGGTTCCAAATCTCAATATAAATATGTCCATCATTTGGGGCTTGGATATTAAAAGATCCTTCTAATAGACTAGATTCTGTGCCGCTACCTCTTGATAAAAAAATAAAATCCATTTCTTCTTTCCAGAGGGTATTGCCACTGTCATCGTAGGTATATTCATTGTAGGCATATAACACTTCGTTATTATTGCTTACGGATTTTATCATTATTCTTAATCCCGTCAACAACCCAATTTGAAAATATGAATAATAAAATGACAGCAAATCATTTTTGTCTACCGATAATGGTACTTCTAATCTTAGTTGGCTATTATTAGCATATGTCTCATCCCAATTCCACACAAGCCTTGTAGGAAATCCATTTTCTATGAATGAATTTTCCTCAAAATAAGCAGACCCAGTTATAAACCACCCCGGTATCTCGTTATTACTATCTCTTTTGAAATTATTATTAGAAATTAAACCACTAACCAGTCCATAATCATATTTTACCCTGAAGGCTGAAACAGCCCCATTAATTTCAATTCGCTGGTTTTCGTTTGCGTGATGGGGATAGAAATCATTTACCTGGCTGCCTATTTTTTGATCTATTGTTAGGCTTCTTAATGTTACAAATCGACCTTGTTCGTATCTGTGGTATGGATAATTACCTTCTGTTTCTGGCGTTAAATACTCGCCTATAAGTTCAATAGGACGGTAAATAAACCACTCCCCATCGTGTTGCTCTATAACTGCATTATACTTTTCAAGTATGGATTTCAACACTTCTTCGCAGTCCATTATGTCCTCTTTAGTCTCCCCGCCTGAAGTCTTATAGAATCGTTCTGTATTTAATTTCGTCTGTGTCAAAACGTCCTTACCAGGGTATGGTCGTGTAAATTCTCTAGTGATACCTATTTTAGTATTAATTGGCAAGTCCAAGGATGTCCTTTTTAAACAATTATAAATGATGTCAAACTCCGTCATTAACCCTTGGAAAGGGAATCCACCTTCTTTTACAAATCTAAGGTTCTTTAGTATGCCAAGCCCATCAATACAATCCAAAGTTATCTGCCATCTTTCAGAAATGAAGTCAGCATATAGACCATCCGGCTTTACAAATCCTTTGAATAATTCACTCCCGTTCCTGTAAAAATCAACTTTGAAGTCTGTTTCTTTATCGGAATATAAATCTGTAAAATCCAAGTCGATTGAAGCTTCCAAAAAAAGCCTTAGACCCCTTCCCCTTAAAGCGTGAAGTAATTTCGTTTTAGGTTTGGTTATATTGGCGTGTCCACGCACTTCTATCGGCTCCCCTGTATATTCATCATTTGATATAAGGATTTTAAAAAAGTCTTGAACGTGATTCTTATATTCTATTATATATTTTACAGCCATATTTTTATATACTTGATGCCAATCTTGAATTTCTGTCTAAGGTACGGCTTAATACTCCAACAAGTTTCTGCCCCTCTATTTCAAAAACTACCTTGCCGCCCCCAAATCCACCAGAACTTGAAGCATTTGATCTTGGTGTGCTATAACCTCCACCCCCCGCGCTCCCGGTTGAGGATGAACCGCCGCTAAACCCGCTTTTTGAAGCTGAGCCTAACGCACTGCCCGCTACCTTTAATAATGCTCCAACAGCTAAAGCTGCTATACCAGCTCCAATCGCTATGGGTCCGCCTGTTGCAATAGCAATATCTAAGTTTCCTTTTGCAATCGCTAATGTTCCATATTTTATTAACATATCACCCATATCCGATAAGAAACCAGAAAATGCACCAAGTAAAGATCCGCCTATTGCTCCTATAATGTTTCCGCCCTCTGCTATGGCTCTACCGATACCATCAAAGGTATTGGATAATCCTTCTGATATGCTGTTTGAAAGTATTCCCGAAAATGCTTCAGATATACGGTCATTCATTATCTTAATTTCTGCCGCTGCAATCTCTGACTCTGTTAAGTATTTATTTTTTATATCTGTAAAAGCCGTAGTAATATTTGCTTTTGATGACTCAATACCAGATGGTTTTATTTCCATCTTTAACGGAACGGCTTTAATTCTGCCTCCAATACCAGCAACTTCTTTTTGTAATTCTTCTTCTTCTTCTTTTATTTTCCCTTTATCGAATAAATTTATATCGCTTATTAGGGCTTTCTTTTCTCCAAATAAATCTTGTTTAGATTTATCGAAATTACTTTTAACATCGGCTAATATCTTACCTACTCCTGACCCTAAATCTTTAGCAACATCAGTCCAAAGACCTTTTTGCGCTGTTCTTATTTGGTTTGCACCTCTCACAATGGCTTCTCCATCCCTGTTAAGAATCCCCCTTAATATAGTGCCTACCCCAGCGGCACTATCGGCAATACCCTTGATAAATGATTTGAACAGCTCCCAGGTGGTGGAAATCATTCCCTTTATAATACTGAAACCCGTTTTAAAAGCAAATACAATTCCTTCAACGGCAATTTTAAGATTTAAACTTTCATTGTAAAGTCTAATAAAATAATTAATAGTACCTACTATGTAAGGCTTTATGCTATCCCAATTCTTTGTAACCGCGTAAATTATAGCGCCTATTCCGGCAACTACTAAACCTATTGGTCCCGTTAATACGGTAAAAGCTGTACCCAAAGCTCCCACACCCGCTGTAATCCCAGGGAGTAAAGTAAAAAAAGTACCCAATATAGCAATTAATGGTCCCGCTGCGGCGGCAACCGCTCCAACCGTAATAACTACTTTTTGCATTGTTGGCGAAAGGTCTTTAAACCTGTTAACCAAGCCCGTTAATGATTCCGCTATACTCCTAATTACTGGGGCTAATACCTCCCCTATTGCTATTTGTGCGCCCTCTGTGGCTGATTTAAGACCCGCCAATGACCCAGTTAAAGTGTTGTCCATTATCTTGGCCATCTTAGCAGCCGCACCTTCAGCGTTCTCATATTGCTTTGCAAAGTCCTTAGCGGCATCGGCATTGTCTGCTAAAACAACCGCTGCGGTTGCGCCTTCTATTCCAAAATATTCTATTGCTGTCGCGTTCTTATTTGAGGATTTCCTAATATCCTCAAAAGCTTTTTCCATAGATATGCCAGACTTCGCAAGTTTTAAGAAAATATTCCTTAATGCTGTCCCCGCTGTACTTGCTTGAATACCAGAATTCACAAGTACAGATAAAGCCGCTGTGGTTTCTTCTAAACTTTGGTTTGCCGTTTTTGCTACCGGCGCAACCGTGGCCATTGCAACTTGGAATTTTTGTAGCCCTAATGCGGAAGATGAAAATGATTTCGCCATTACATCGGCAACACGCCCGGCTTCCGAAGTTTTTAATCCAAAACCTTGTATAGTTGAAGCAGCAACCTTAGCTGATTGCGCTAAATCTTCTCCCGTTGCAAGTGCTAAGTTAAGAATAGCACCCGTAGATTCATTTATAGCTGCGGGGTCAAATCCTAATTTCGATAAGTTCAATTGAAGTCCTGCGACCTCGGTTGCAGCATAACGTGTTGAACTACCTAAGTCCTCGGCTGATTTCCTTAGGGCTTCCATTTCGGTTGTTGTGGCTCCCGAAATAGCTTTTACCTTTGCCATCCCCTGGCTGAAATCAGCAAATGTTTTTGCAGCTGTTACACCTAATGCTGCCAATGGGAGTGTTAACCCTACTGAAAGAGCTCCCCCAATCTTCTGCATCTGGCCGCCAACCTTTGCAAGGTTTTTTACCTTACCCTCGAATTTTGTAAGCTCTTTACCGGCTTGATCTAATCCTTTTTGAAGCCCGTCAATTTCAGCTCCAATACTTACATTTAATTCGTTAGCTATCGACATTTTTACTTTTTACTTTATTTTTATAGACCTCCATTGCTTTCTTGAAACTTGCCTGATGTTCTTCTGAAACTATCGGCTTATCGGCATCATTTCCTAAGGGCATAAACTTCTCCATAGTTGTCTTTTTACCGTCAAAACCCCCATCTACACCAGACCAGTAAGCGGTCATTCTTGTATGCTCCCAGCGTTTCTTTTGTTCTCGCTCGTAACCTGCTTTTCTAAGTTGAAACTCCCGCCATGTCATGTCGTTAACGGCATTCAAAGACGGGAGTTTCAATTCGTACAAAGAAAAACTAATTACGTTTATTTCCCAGTTTTCTTGCCAGTCTTGGAAACTTTTTTTTTCTCGCCCGGAGTCAAAGCTTTTACAACCTTATCGATTTCTCCCTTGCTCTTTTTATCGGGCAAATGAACACGCATAGATCTGAAGAACTCCAATTGAAACTGTTTTATTTCAGGTGAATTAATTCCAACCTCATCGAGATAGTCGTAAATATTGAATATGCTTAAAGTCGGTTCTATCCCTTGTCGTTCGTCAGCATAAGCCAGCGAATGAAACAATAGTATCTGGGTGGGAACCTCCATAATATTATTGTCTTTCGGCTGCTCCTCCTTTATCGTACGTTCAATAAAACCAATACCGAATTTTGGCTCGTAGTCCTTACCTTTTATGTTTATTTTCATAAATTATACTACTACTATTGGGTCAGTGTCTAATATCTCGCCAATTCCAGAAATCGAAATGGTAAAGGTTGCGCCCCCTGGGGTTGGATATTCAACGTCTAAAGCGGTTATAAAACCTGTTCCGTAATAATCTGCGTTACCTCCTTCTTGCGCCCAGTTAATCGGATCCCCCGAAACTCTTGAAGCTTTCCATAGCTCTCTCAATTTCTCGTAATGCGCTTTTGCTGAATAGTCTGGATCGTCAAGCGCAACCAATTGAGCATCCCCACTTATCTCATAGGAATACGCTCCTTGTGATTTAGGGGTGCTGGAATCACATTTGTTCGGCTCCCCTTCGGTAATGTCCTGGCTTTCGGAAATGCTGTTTGTGGTTAGGCATCCTACTGGAAGATAAGCCGAAGCCGTGCTATCGTAGAGTTTTAAAACTACATCCTCTCCTTTTACTATTTTGCTCATAATTCTGTTAATTTAAATTCGTAATTGATTAATTTTCTAAATATTGACTGGGTATTCGTAATGGTATTCAAATCGTCTGGATAACTTATATCAACGTCATCCACGCTAAAATTATCTATTGCTATGTTTTGAGTGTTATTCATAACCATTTCTTTAATATCGTCTGCTAAAACCCTGCTCCCATAAACGTTATCGAAAACTGTAACAACGTCTAAAACTATGAAGCAATTCCAACTAATTATATCACACTTGTTATCCCGGTTAGGTGTCATAGATTGGTTAATCATAAGGATATAAGCATCGCTATTGAATGGCGCCCTGTAATCGTGAATGGTTATGGTCTTACCGTTAACGACCTTATTATTAAGAGCATCAAAGAAATACTTGCGAATATGTTTGTCCGGGTTAATCATTTATCAAGATTATTCAAATATTTATTTAAATCCTTCTTAACTCTTTCTTTGCCAGCTCTAAAAGCCGGGATAAAGTAAGGGGTTGGCATAATCATTCCTTTACCGTTTACGTAATAATGCCACGCCACATCTTCCCATCCATTTGGTATCTTAATATATGCACCCGTTCCAAATTCAGCATAGGCTCCCATTACACTATTTACACTTACTCTATATTCTAATTCCGTTACTTTATCGGTATCAATACTTTGATTAATTTCTCCGTTTGTTGGGAAACCACCCGCTTCTGTTTTAAACATTTTAGGTGCATTACTTCCGGCATCACTCGCTATCTCATTGGCGTTAACTCTAACAATATCGCCAACTTTTCTACGGCTATCTTTGGATATATCTTTCAGCTTTGCTTTGAATTTATTACCGCCCTTAAGTTTCATCACAATAAAGATTAATTTCCCTGTTATTTAAATTAACATTTTCAATTCCTTTTATGATAAATTTACTCTCGTTAGAAACAATAAACATATCTTCATTAATTACATTGTTTCCTTTTCGTATCCTAAATATAACTGGGTTTTTAAAATCATTTAAACCAAAGTTCTGGAATTTAAATCCAGCCCCTTGAGTACGTTTTTGCGCCCACTTGTCAAACTTTTTAACATCCTGGTTTGTAAAACCCCCGTATCCATCTGGTACTTCTTCCGATTCCCAAACCTCGATAACGTCAGTGTAAAGTCTTGCTTTCATATTAGGAAACTATGCACCTTTTGTAATTGAATAAAATCCGGTTTACTTGATCCGAAATAGTGAATTTACGCCCTTCTGTTTCGCTTTCAAAATACCAATCTTCTAACATCATAAGTGCAGCATCGATTAATGGGCTCGGTACATCTTCTGGTAGTGAATAGCCAACGTTCAAAGTAATCGTATCGGATACGTATTCGTGCCTTAATGAATAATGCAAAGCCGTTACATCGGTATCGGTATGGTTAATAGGATAATCGAAAACTACTATCCTGTCATTATCAACCGTTTTATAATATGTTTTATCCCTTGCGAAAAGTATATGGCTTGTGTTATGCTCAATTAATTCCAAAGCAGACGTTATCATCCTTTGAATTGCTTCATCATCCGCTGTGAAACCCGAATCTATCCTGAGATGATTCTTTGCAGTCGGTAATGTTATAACGTCTAAATAACCCATTTACTCTTTCTCTTTTTTAGAAGTTTTTGGTTTGCCTTCTTTCTTTTCAGTCTTAACCTCCTCGGCTAATTTACGATCAATAGCGGATTTTGCTCTGGCTTCTGAAACATCAACAACATCGCCAACGTTTACCAGTTTTTGCGTTGTCTTATCTTTGAATTTCTTTAATGCTTTTATTTTCATAATATTAAAATTAAGGGGCCGAAATTAATCAACCCCTATTATTAATTATACCGGTTGAACTACGTTAATCGCATCAATCGCAGCGGCAAAAGTACCTTGTACGAATGCAGGGATATGATGCTTCTTAATATAGTGAGCTGCTCTCATTTCTGCCAAGACAGTAACTAAGTTAAGAGTGAAGTCATCATTCTCATAACCTAAGTTAACATTTATTTCTTCTCTAATTCTTAGGTTTGACTTATTGAAGTCGCCCACCAAAAAACTACCTTCGGCTATTGCTTCATTCTCAATTATTGGAATGCCAGCAATTCTAAGACCATCCGCAGTAACGAATGGAGGTAATATATAGTGTCCGTCCTCGCCTTTCGCCAGATCCATTAACGCTGCATCCATAGGATTAATAACTGCGTAAGTAGGAATGAAACGTTCTTTTTTAACCAGTGCAACTGCAATTCTTAAAGCGTCAACTCTATTTGGTGTATCGACCGAATCTACAAATGGAGTTCCGGTAACATCGAATGCCGGAGCATAAGTTAAGATACCTTTTAGATTTTGCCCAATCCCGGTTCCATCGGCTAATTGATCATCAAGTTTCAACTCGATTTCTTCGCGCAAGTCTGTATTAATTTCAGATCTTAAGAAGTCTAAATCGTCCAAAGATTCTTTGGATACTTTTACAAATGCTGTAATCTTCTTAACGTCCGCGCTTTCTTCGGTGTAAGTCCAAGAAATTTGTGATTTCGCAGCCCCTTCCGCAGTCATTCCCGCAGCCCCTTCGGTAGCTTCCTTATTTACCCAAGTAACTTTATTTCCCTGAATAGTGGAAACATTTACAAGGTTTCTAAGATAAGGCTTCCTGCTTGGCGCCTCTGAAATTGTTCTATCGATTTCAGTAGTTAGGGCAGTTCCTGTATAGGAATCCAAAGTCATTGTGCCTACCGCTTTTATTTCCATATTAACGGAAGAAGCCCGGTTGGTTTTTAACTCCTCAATACCTGTTTTTATTTCGGCTTTATCGAAATACGACTTAACCTCACTATCAATAGTGGCATTAGATTGCTTATTCTCCACGCCTTTTTTCTGCATCTTAATATCCAGCGCATCCAAATGCTCCTGCATCTTCTCGACCGTTTCACCCTGTACGCCTTTTTTATTGTCGGCTTCTACTTGCTCGATGAAATCATTGTACTTTTTTTCTGAGGCTTCAAATTCTTCCGATGTTACACCAGACGTTTTTTCCTCGACTTGTTTTTTCAAGTCCTCGAATTTATTTTCGATAAGACCTTGAATTTCTTTTACTTCCATTTCTAAAGTTTAAAATTATTGAATGTGTTTATTAACGGCTCGTAGTCTTTGTTTCGAGTGCCTGGTGACGGCTCAATATCCTGATTAGAGTGTTTTCCTGTTTTGTAGGCCTTAGTTTGTAATTGCTTTAAGGCCAGTTCTAATTGCATAAACGTTTCATCGGTCAAATTTCCAGACTTTAAAACGCTCATTATTTTAGTTATTTGATTGTTTGCTTCTTTGATTCCTGATTTGAAGCCAGTAAATGGGGTGTCTGAATTTGCGCCCAACGTTACCGCTGAACCTTCATAAAGTTTGACCTCTTTAATGTTTCTAACTCCTTTTGTGTCAAAATCGGATTGTATAGTTTGGAAACCTACGGAATGTTGTTCAACGATTCCAGCTTCGTATAATTTTAACTGATCTAAACCGAAGGAGGTATTAACTACCTCGCCTTCAAAATAAAGTCCTTTTTCGTCTTCGGTTAATACGTCAAACTTTCCTAAAGGCTTACTCCAATCATGTTGCTGTAAAAAGAATATGTTCCCCTTTCGTTCAACTATTGTTTTGGAATAAGAACCCTTAACAAAAATATCATTATCGTGATCCACGTTTCCAAACCCAGACAAATAACCAGATACTCTTCTGTTCTTTAAATCTATGTCCTTAACTGAGCCTCCGTTCTTTTGTTCGATCATTCCTTTCATTAAAATGTACTTTACAAACAAAAATAAATATTTATAAGCATATTATGCACTAACAGCCTATTTTTAGAAACCAACTATTAATATATCAATATTTTAATGTATATTTGTAGTTAAATAACTAACTATGAAAAAAGAAGAAATAGCATTCGATAAAGAAGGATTATCCGCTTTCATGAAAATTGAAAAACAAATTTTAGATAATAAAGAGTTTTCTGTTGGTTATGAAAATGAAGACTTCTTAAAAAATTTGGTAAGTATTAAGATGAAATCTCATATCTATTCAAACATATCGGAGATTAGAAACATAGAGCATGTTCTTGAAAAACCTACTTTTTTAGATTGGTTATTTGGGAGGGAAAGAAAAGTTAATATTGAAGTTAAAGTTAAAGATTTACTTTTAACCCCGCCCAAAAAAGGGATTGATACGGCAAGGATATATTTAATGGGTATTAAAAATGAAGATAAGATATGACCAAAGACGAGGCGATAAAAGAAATAACGAAAAATCCTAAATGGTACATAGGGGTGATGCCACAAAGTACAGCATCCAATTTCTTAGCCAGTTACAGGAAAGGCATGTCGAAAGAAAAAACTATTAATTCGTTCTTATCAAAGTTTGGATATGAACTAAAAACGGAATCGCAATGGGGGAAGAAGAAAAATTAAACTTAGAGGTTTGTAATAAAATCAATAGTAAAATAGAAGCAACTTTTATTGAAGGATTAAAAATAAAAGGTTTTGAATTTGAATCTGAAAAAGATTTATTCTCGTTTGTGAAAGAAAACTGCAAATGCGTTGATAGCCCACATTTATCGGAAAGAGTATATTACGTTAATGAAATTCCTTTTCTAGTTCATTATTACAAGATTACTATGGATTTTAAATACTCAGACAATATAGAAAACAATCCATTCATCGAAGATTTTGGATCGTATTCGTTTTTATAATATTATTATCATTTATAAACCAAATCCCCGTTACTATCTCTAACCGGTTTATATGATATGCTACAACTGCAATTTATAACACTTCCTGCACTTAAGCTTGGGTCACCCGGGAACATGCATCTCTCGCCATTCGGTAGTGTGAATGGGCTTTCGCTTTGAACTTCTGTTCCGTCCATAATTGAGTGGTCCGCCCTTGGGTGACGGCTGCCCCCTTGTCGCCACACTTTAACAACCTTAATTGTTGAATCTTTAAAGCTTTTTACCTTTGCCGCATTCATCGCGAATAAACTTTCAGTCCTCGCAATTCTCATAGCATTATACCGATAAAAAGATGGCTTATTGACCGTTTTTTTAACTAAGTCAATAGTTTCGGCTTGTGTTAACCCCTCCGCTTGTGAATCTGAAATAACCTTTAAAACTTTATCGGTCATTGTCTCGGTTAGGCTTACCACTTTTTTACCTCCGCTTTTCTCAAAGAAATCAGTAATAAATTTAATGAAGTTTTCTGAAAATAAAGGATAAGGCTTCTTTGCTTTGTTCTCGATTGTCTTATTAAGATCTCGAACTACGTGCTTCCCGTATTTCAATCCAATATCCAGATAGAGATTATAAAGGGTTTTTTTAAGCGTTTCATCATTTATATTCAAAGCTATTATAGCTCTTGAATTGGCGCCAGTTAGATTGTTATAAGGGATTTCGCCTAACATCTTCCTGAAATCTTTTATTAACCTCGTGTAGGCTCTTTTTTGATAATACGTGTGAAGCCGTTCAAAGTCTTTTTTTGTATTGGTTTTTTTCATTCAGCTTCCGTAAAATCCAAATAATATTCTTTACCAACTTCAAAAGCATTTGAGGCTTCCGTTTCATAAGATATTTGAAGATACAAACTTCCTGCTGGTGTGTACTTTGAGAAAGACTTATTTTCATCGCTTCCATTAATTACTGGTGTAAACGAAACGCTTTTACTTTCATAATCTGGTTGGTCTTCAATGCCAACACATTCAAATTTTGCCCTAACTTTTCCTTGCATAATATTTAATTTTATATATTAATTAATTCATTTTATTGATCTCATATTTCATTCCTTAAAAGCTCTGTCCAATTCAATATCACTTAATCCGCTCTCATCAATAGGTCTTTTATTTCCATCGATATAAACCTTGTCCATCCCATCATCTTCCAATCTTTCAAGCTTTATGAGTTCCCGCATTTCATTGGGGGTAACCGGGGCTTGCGAATATGCTTCAATCATTTCTTTTATATTGTCCTGCATCTCGGGGAGCTCGGTGTAATCCCATTCGATTTCCGCATTCTCATAGCCAGGGAACAACGGAATAAACTGTTTGTTAAGCGCATCTTCCAGAAGCCTAAGCCGCGGCATTATGTGATTGATAACTACATTTCTTTGAATTGTCTTTAGGAATTCCCCGTATTTACTGCCATCGTCATTGTTTAATAATTGTGTGGACCAGCCTAATACATTGCATATCGTTTTTTGATCGTATTTTAAAAAGTCGAAAGGCTTCAACTCATCTGTTGAAAGTGATATTTTCGTAAATGCCAAAGGCACGGAAGCTCCTGCAATATGTGAAAGTCTGGATGGATTGCGATCCATTTCTTTCATCTTCTCTTTTAATTGCGTGGCTTGGTCGGCCGTCATTGTGTTACCCTCTTTAGAATGAATGAAGCCAAACACCCCACCGTTTTTCATAGTCTTAACATTCTGGTCTATCGCATCATTAGAGCTTTCAATATTTCTAAGAATGGACTTCATAGGGCTAAGACCGTAAAGATGCCCCCCCTCAAAGTCAAAAAATGGATTGGGTAATTTTACGTGAATTACATCATCAGTATCAAATGTAAGATATTGGTTCCCCTCGGTAAGCATATAATAGTCGATAACATTTTCATCTTCCAGAACATCGGCACCTTTCTTTATTACAATCTTAATCAAATGAGCGGGTAATATATAAACCTGTTGTGGTACACCCTTGTTCACTCCGTCTTTCGGCTTTACCATGTATAAATAGTAATTTCCGACCGACTGCTCGAATACTTTGGTTAACGCCCATATTTCTGACCAGGTTTGGTTAGGGTTTGGTTGGTCTAAAGGAAAAGGTAAATACTTATCATCAAACGCTTTGGTTTCTAATTGTAATTTCTTTTTTATTTGTGGGATGGAGTACTCGCCTTTAGTAGCATTTTGTAGTTGCTTTAATTCTTTCCTGGATTGCTTATCTTCAACTTTCTTAACATAGTAAGGGATAGAATTAAGCTTATCCGCCTGTTGACTAATAACCGCATATACATCGGGATTAAGTCCATATCCTTTTTCTAAGTAAGTAGTTCTCTTATGGTCATATTCAGCATCTTGACCGCCTAAAAACTCGTAAAAAGATTTATTAAAAGCGTTGTTTATATCTCTCAATATATCACTCCCTAGGATTTTACCACCCCATTCTCTACCGA